CCCCCCCGCCCCCCCCGCGGGGAGGATAAACCTAATCCCAAACAACCATAGGAGAAAATTATGGCATTCCATCACGGGACGAAAACAATTCGCGTAGCAGGTGGTTCTGTTGCGGTGGAAACTGTCGACGGTGCAATTATTGGTATCGTTGGTACAGCACCTATCGGCGCGGTGAATGAATTAACAGTATGTCAAACGACCAAAGATTTTTCAAAATTTGGCGTAATCTTAGGCAAGGGCTTTACGCTTCCTGACGCGTTTGATGTTTTATCGCGCTATTCAGCGGGTAAAGTGTATGTGGTCAATGTTTTAGACCCAGCAAAACACAAAACAAGCGTTACCGATGAAGCATTAACGCAAGATGCAAACACCTTGCGCGCTAAAACAGCACACCCAGGCCTTTTAAATTTAACCTTAAGCACTGATCGCCCATTGACACTCGGTCAAGACTATGCGGTAGATTTGCAAACAGGTGAAATTACATTAAAAGCAAAACACGAAACGTTAAAAGCGACCTATGAATACGCCGACCCAACAAAAGTAACGGAAGACGACATCAAAGGTGGCATTGATTCTGCAACCGGTAAACGCAAAGGATTTGAGTTGTTGCGCGATGGCTTTAACCTATACGGTGCTGACGCGAAGATTTTGATCTGTCCTGAGTTTGATAAAACGGCAAGCTGTGCGGCGGCTTTAACCACGCTCGCAGAACAGTTGAAAGCGGTGGCTTATGTGCAATTACCAAAAGGCACAAGTTTTTCCGATGCAATCAAAGGCCGTGGCCCATTGGGAACAATCAACGCGTCTGCAAGCACAGAGCGTACACGCCACTTCTTCCCTTATGCTATCGGCTCAAGCAATACGTTGGAAAGCCTTGCGGTGCATGCGGCTGGCTTGCGAATGAAAACCGATACCGAGAATGGGTACTGGTTCTCAACATCAAACCGCCCATTACAAGGGGTGATTGGCATGGAAATCCCACTGACTGCACGTGTTGATGATGAACAATCAGAGACCAACCAGTTAAATGCGGTGGGCATTACAACCATTTTCAACAGCTTCGGTACAGGTTTCAGATTATGGGGTAACCGCTCATCAAATTATCCGACCGTAACGCATATCATCAACTTTGAAACCGCGCTTCGCACCGGTGACTTAATTGATGAAAGCATCCGCCGCACAGAGTTGCAATTCATTGACCGTCCAATCGACGATGCATTAATTGACAGCTTGCTTGAAACGGTAGACACCTATTTGCGTGCGCTTCCGAGTATTGTGGGCTACAGCGTAAGTCTTGATTATGACACTGATTTAGTTGATGAATTCAGCAAAGGTCACGTGCCGTTAGTTTATGACTACACCCCTAAACTTCCAGCGGAATTGATTTCGAACAAGTCCGTCATGACCCGTAAATACTTAGTGAATTTAGTTTCACAACGCTAAGGAGTAAAAACCGATGAGTATTTCTATTAATCAAATCGTCAACGGCAACGTGTACATTAACGGTAACAGTCAAATGGGGCGTGCGAATGAAGTGAAAATCCCGGACATTGAGTTTGAAAAGGTTGCTCACAAAGGCTTAGGGCTGCATGGTGAAATTAAACTTCCAGCCGGCACGAACGCTATCGAAGCAGAAATCACCTGGGATAGCTTTTACCCGGAAGTGCGCGCGTTGTTGTTGAACCCTTATAAAAATTCACAGCTAATGATCCGCTCAAACCTCCAGGTGTTTGATTCACGCGGGTTGGCTGCTGAAGAGCCGATGGTGACCATTATGAATGTGTCAGCCAGCAAAATTGGTGGTACGGCGCAGAAAAATAAAGAGAATTCAGAGTTCGGTGATACGGTAGATGTTTATTCCATCAAGCAGACCGTAGCCGGCAAAGAGATCTTATTTATTGACGTGCTTGCAAATATTTACCGTGTAAACGGCCAAGATGTGTTGCAAAAATACCGCACTAATATCGGTCAATAAAGGGGGGAAAACCTTTAAATCTATTTAAAATCATTCAACCGGTCAAAGTTGTATTCTCCTTTGTGAAGTTAAACAAATCTACTCACAAAGGAGTTTTTTTATGTCTGAAACCATTCTTAAATTAGAGTTCCCTTTCCCTGATGGGCAAGGAAATACCATCACCGAGTTAAAAATTCGCCGTCCGAAAGTGCGCGATATTCGCAAAATGACAGGTAAAACCGAAACCGAAATGGCGGTGAGTTTGCTTGCAATCGTCACAGGCTTAGTGCCTGAAGATATTGACGAGCTTGATATTGCCGACTTCCAGGCCGCATCAAAAATTGTTGAGAAAATGCAAAAGGGAAAGTAGTCGCGGAAAGCCTTAATGCAGCCCTGGCCGACTTGGCCTTTTGGTTTGGATTCCAGCCAAGCGAGCTGGAAGAGATGACGCTTGATGAAGTGGAACGTTGGATTATTCAAGCGGAGCGGCAGATAAAAGCAAGGTACACAAAAGCCGCTATTTAAGCGGCTTTTTGTTTAGTGTTTAAGTATGGTTTGAAGCGTGGTGAATAGGCCAAAAAGCGAGATGATAATAACTCTACACGAAAACATCACCAGGACGCCGACCAATATCCACGGTAGTGCAAATAAAAAAGCAGATACGCAAACGGAAATCCATGAGAGCGAGTTACTTTCTGAATAAAAAACTAAAAAATGATAAAGGCTGCCGAGATAACTTAAAACAAGTGCAAGCAATAAAACAGCCTGTGTGTTTTCCACCCATTTTTCTCTTGTCATTTCTTCCTCCTTATTAATTAAACGGGACTATAAAACATGTCAAACAATCTAGCAATAGGATTAGTCATTACAGCCGGCGTGACAGGTGCGGTTAAGGGCATTCGTTCTGTTTGCAATAGTTTTAAAATATTGCAAGACCAGAGCCTTAGCACGTCTAAAAAGATGGGCGCATTGGCTAAAACTGGAGTAGCCGGGTTTACAGCACTGGCGTCATCCGTTACCGCCACTATGGGGACTATTCGCGGTCTAGCCGACCCCGCAATTAAATTTGAAAGCGCAATGGCCGATGTTAAAAAGGTCGTAAACTTTGATACGCCAGCTCAATTCAAAGAAATGGGCGACGATATTCTAAAACTTACTCGCACAATCCCAATGGCCGGGGAAGAACTTGCCGCTATCGTTGCAGCGGGCGGTCAATCCGGCGTGGCGCGTGAAAATCTGCTCGGATACGCTAAGGACGCGGCCACAATGGGCGTGGCGTTTGATATGGCAGCTGGTGATGCGGGTGAGGCGATGGCAACCATGGCTAATGTGTTGGGCAAGCCAATAACAGAGATGGCGCAATTTGGGGATGTGATTAACCACCTATCCGATAACGCCAACTCGAAAGCGAAAGATATTGTAAATGTCATTACGCGTGCCGGCTCTGATACACGAATGCTTGGGCTTTCCGAAAAACAATCAGCCGCGCTAGGATCTACCTTTCTTTCAATGGGGAAAGCACCTGAGCTTGCTGCGCAATCAGTAAAAGGTATGTCGGCAGCGTTTTTACAACTTAAAGCCGGCGAGCATGCAAAAGAGTTAAAACAGCTAGGGTTTACGACAAAAAGCTTCGCCGCTGCGATGAATAAAGATGCGCAAGGGGCGATTTCTTCTTTCATCGAAAAGGTGAAACAGATGCCTGATGACAAGCAATATCCGCTTCTTGCCAAGATATTCGGCAAACAATATGCCGACGATGTATTGATGCTCGCGCAAAACACCGGGGAATATAACCGCCAATTAGGGTTGTTACAAGAAACCGATGAGCATGGGAAATTAAAATATATCGGCTCTATGCAGCGCGAGTTTGAGAACCGGAGTAATACAGCAGAAAACAAGCTCACCAAGTTAAAAAACAGCATTTCAGAATTGGCTACCAAAATTGGAGAATCATTTTTGCCAGTGATTTCTTCATTTGTGGAAAATATCACGCCGGTTATTTATAGCATCACAAAATGGGTGGAAACTAACCCGCAAATTATGGACTGGGTCTTGACGATTGGTGGCGGTGTTGCTGCGGTTGTGGGTGGTTTATTAACGCTTCACTCAGCGTTTTCTTTTGTGGCGGCTGGATTATTGCCGTTTATTAAAGCGGGGAAATTCCTGGGCGGCTTCTTAGGAAAATTTTTATTTTCAGCAATCAGCAAACTGTCACTCGGTCTTGGTTATTTAATAGGCTATGTGATAAAGGGCGCGATGATGTTTGGAAAAGCGATCTTAATTATGAGTCGTGCTTTGCTTACCAATCCAATCGGGTTAATCATTACGGGGATTGCGGTTGCAGCGTATTTGATTTATGAGAATTGGTCGAAAGTTGGGCCATGGTTCTCTGAATTGTGGGGCAAGGTTTCCGGGGTATTTTCTAACGCCTGGAACGGTATCACAAATTTCTGCTCAACTGCCTGGACAAATATCAGCAATTTCTTCACATCCGGCATCGGCAATATCACATCGACCATTCTAAGCTGGTCGCCATTGGCTTTATTTCAGCAAGTCTTTTCTTCAGTGCTTTCCTGGTTTGGAATTGATGTGCCGGCTAAGTTTATGGATTTTGGCCGAAATATGATAGACGGATTAGTGAACGGTATTAAAAACGCCTGGGAAGAAGCGAAAAAAATCGTTTCAGATTTAGGCGACGGCATTAAGGGGTGGTTCGCTGAGAAGCTGGGTATTCATTCGCCAAGCCGAGTTTTTAAAGGCTATGGCGTGAATGTTGTAGAGGGACTCGCGATTGGGATGGATAAATCAACATCCATCGCAGAAGCCGCGTCAGATAACCTTGCGGGGGCTGTTGGGTTAAATGGTGTGACCCATAACACAGGCGTTCTTGCCAATTATCAGCCGCTCAATCGCGCGGATATCATGCCGCAAACCACCGGGGCGGCCAATAGTGTGGTGGTTAATTTTAACCCGACAATCAACGTCAATGGCGGCTCAAATAGTGACGGAAACGGCGTTTTAAACCAGGTTCAACAAGGCTTAAAGATGAGTTTAAGCGAGTTTGAAATAATGTTGAAGCGCGTGTTAGACCAACAACAACGGAGAGCTTATTAATGTATTTTATGTTAGGAAGTGTGGCATTTGAGCCTGTTGATTTAACTGACTTTAATGAAACCCACGCCGCAGATTTTGCCGAGCATGCAGTCTTAAAAGGAAAACCCCGCTTGCAAGCTATGGGCGAGAAGCTCACCGAGCTTAATTTTTCAATTCGTCTGCATCATACGCTTGGCGGGGTTGAGCGCCGCTACCAAGAATTATTGGGGGCTAAATCAAAACAAGCTGCGCTGCCATTGATTATTGGCCGCGGGAAGTATAAAGGCAATTTTGTGATCACCGATATTTCATCTGTCACCTTGTTTACAGATAAGCTCGGGAACGCTCTATGCCGAGAGATGAATATTAGCTTGCGGGAGTTTGTAGGTGATATTGAAGAGAACCCTTTGGGCGCGGCATTAAATATTGGTGGAAACTCCTTGCTCGGATCTATTTTGCCAGCTGGTGCGGTAAAGGCATTATCCCAGGTAAAAGAAACCGTGCAAAAAGGTGCGGAGTTATTTAACCAAGGACGACAAATTATTGACAGCGTTAGAGATACCGTGGCAGTTGTTCGTCAGCTATCTAATGACCCGGCTGCCGCGTTGGCATATTTGCCTGGGATTTTAAAAAATCTTGATGGGGCGATTGGTAATTTTGGTGAGCTTACCGGGATGAGAGATTTGCTGGAAGGTGTACATAAAGTGCTGCCAGCGGCGAGCGATTTAGCCCGGGAAAGTGCGGGGATTTATGAAGATTTAATGTCTATGAAAGATAGTCTAACGCTAGGGAAACAATCCGGTGGCGCGGATTGGAATAACTGGTTTAAGCCCGCTGATAGCGCGCTGGACGACATTAATGAGCGGGTTGATAACGCAGCAGCTCCTGTGGCAGAAATGACCGCCTGGGTAGTTTTACGCAAAGATGAGGACGTAATTGATGACACAACAGACCGTACTTAAACATACCGTAAAACAAGGCGAGCGTTGGGACAACCTTGCCTATTACTATTATGGCAACGCATTGGACTTTGAACGCATTATTAATGCCAACCCACACATAGGATTGTGCGAAGTGCTGCCAACAGGGGCAACGGTTTATATTCCGGTGCTAAATATTAAGCCTACAAACAATGAATCAATGCCGCCGTGGTTGAGAGGTAATAATGAATAGTAACGTGCCAACCCCTGACTTTTCCATTTTATACGAAAAAACCAATATTACCGCTGACATTGAACCCCACTTAATTGAGCTGGCGTACACCGATAATCTTGAGGGCGAGTCGGACGAGCTGACGATAACGTTTGAAGATATTAGCGGGAAATGGGTGCGCCAGTGGTATCCAACGCAAGGGGATAAATTAAAGGCGGCTATTGGTTATAAAGGGGCGCTGCTGGCTGATATTGGGGCGTTTGAAATTGACGAGGTGGAATATAACTACCGACCATCATATATTCAAATCAAGGCGTTGAGTACGGGGGTTGGAAAGGCAAATCGCACGTTAAAGCCTAAAGCCTATGAAAACACAACGCTCAAGCAAATAGTGGGCATTATTGCAGAAAAATTAAAGTTAAAAGTAGTCGGGACAATTAAGCCTATTCCGGTTAAGCGCGTGACGCAATATCAAGAGCGTGATGTTGAGTTTTTGGCAAGATTGGCGAGAGAATATCATCACAGCTTTAAGATAGTGGGTGATCAGCTTGTGTTCACGGATAAAGACGAGCTAGGCAAAGAAGAAGCCGTGGCGGTGCTTGAAGAGCGAGATACGATATCGATTACCTTGCGAGATAGAATCAAGGATACAGCCAAGGAAGTTGATGTGAGTGGATATGATGCTGCCGGGAAAAAAGTCATCAAGAAGCGCAAGAAAGCAAAGCCGCTGCGCGAAAAGATGAAACAAGCCCAGGCTGCAAGCGGGGACACGTTGAAGATTGTCACCCGTGGGGAAACCCAGGAGCAGATTGATGCGCGTGCCGATGCCGCGTTGGCCGAACAAAACGAAGACCAAACAGCGGGAAATATCACGCTGGTTGGCAACCCTAAGCTCGTGGCCGGCAGCACAATATTACTGCGTAACCTTGGCATTTTTAGTGGGAAATATTTAATAAAATCATCCCGGCATAGCATTACCAGGGGCGGCGGCTATACCACAAGTATTGATGTGCGCATGCTAGAGTTTATCCCGGATGATTTGCTTAGCACAGGCGCACTAACGGAAAATCAAGCGAGGGAATAAATGAAAACGCATGACTTTGGGGCAACTTATCAAGAAGGCATTATTTCAGCAGTTGATGCCGCGAACCATAGAGTGCGGTGCAAAATTCCCGCACTTGAAGATTTAGAAACAGCCTGGTTGTCTTATTTAACACCTAATGCTGGCGGAAATCAGTTTTATTGTCTGCCTGATGAGGGCGAATTGGTGGCATTGCTACTTGATGCGCGCGGGGAAGGTGGCTGTGTGTTGGGGGCAATTTACAACGAGAAAGACACCACGCCAGCGAATGATAGCAACATGTGGGTGAAAAAATTCACAAATGGCACGGTGATTTCGCATAATCGAAAGACAGGCGAGATTAATATCAATACAAGCGGAAGCGTTACCGTAACAGCGGGCGGAGGTGTAATAATCAATGCTGATACGTCAATTACTGGTAAACTAGCCGTGTCTGGGAAAATTACGTCCGGCACTGAAGTATCTGCGCCAAAAGTTAAACAAGGCTCTATTGAGCTTGGCTCTCACAAACACCCAGGCGACTCTGGCGGTAAAACAGGCTTGCCGGAATAGTCCACTTCTTTAAATCGCTTTAAAAGCACTCTTCGCCATAGCCTTGTATCATCAAGGCTATGAACACACAAAGCACCCTTATCACAACACACTGGCAGCTTGCACCTAACATTGAAAATCAAGTTGTGCAAGGTATTGATGACATCCATCAATGTATTGGCCACATCCTTTCAACAATGAAAGGGACGGATGTGTTGCGACCTGAATTTGGCAGTGATCACTTTCAATATATCGACCAGCCGGAAGATATTGCAATTCCAAACATCGTGCGCGAGGTTACGTTAGCACTTCAGCGCTGGGAGAAAAGAATTAATGTTGACTCGGTCAATGTAGAAGGGGCTGCCCCGCACTTTGAATTTTTAATTTTTTGGTCGCTTACAGAAGACGTGCATCGTGAAATTTACGCCACGAGGATTACCGGATGAATAGAAATGAAGTGAAAGTCGTAGACGACAATGTTGAAGGCATTTTAAGCGAAGCGATTTCTCAGTATGAAAAACGCACCGGGAAAATCTTACAGCCGGCGCACATTGAGCGTTTACTGATTAATGTTTATGCCATGCGCGAAAGCCTGGCGAGACAAGGCATCAATGAAGCGTTTCGTCAGACATTCCCGCAATTTGCCACCGGTCTTGCGTTGGATTTATGCGGTGAAACGTTTGGCTGTTATAGATTACTCGAGCGCCCAGCGCGCACTATTTTGCGTTTTAGCATTAACGGCGAACATCCGTCTGTAGTTATTCCAAAAGGCACGCGTGTTTCGGTCACCGATGACATTGAATTTGTCACGTTAAATGATGATGTGATCACCCCGCTTATTTCTTATGTGGAAATCGAGGCTGCTTGTAACAAGCCAGGCACGGTGGGTAACGGTTGGGAGCGTGGCCGAATAAAAACGCTTAAAAGTGAAATCAACTTCGCTGGCGAAATAGCTGTCACTAATATTGATGTGCCAAGTGGTGGTTTATTGCGCGAAGAAGATGACCCATACCGAGCTCGAATTCTTGCCGCGCCGGAAGCGTTTACCAGTTGTGGTTCAATCGCCGCGTACGATTATCACACCCGCGCCGTCTCACAAGATATTGCCGATGTCAATGTATCGACTCCACGTGGTGGGCTTGTCCGAATTACGGTTTTAACCAAAACAGGATTGCCTGACAGCCGTCTTTTAAATGATGTGAAGCAATATGTCGGGCCTGAACGCCGTCGGCCATTATGCGATACGGTGGAGGTTATTGCACCAACTAAGCGAGATTATCAAATCACCGCGACATTAACATTGCTCGAAGGCTATCGTGAAGACGTGGTTAAGTCCAAGGCGCGCGATGCGTTACAGCTTTACCTATCAGACAAAACGAAAAAACTTGGGGTTGATGTTGTGCCATCGGCAATTATTAGCGCACTGCGCGTTGAAGGCGTGTATGACGTTAATTTAACTGCACCGGCAAAAATTGTAGTGGGTGAAACAGAATGGGCAAATTGCACTGCAATCAATATCAATGCAGCTCCGGAGCGCTCTAATGGCTAATTTAACGTATGCTGATGTTATAGAGCGAGAGGCTAAATATAAAACGTTGGCTGACCTAAGCCTTGGCATGAATAAGCTTGACAATAGCAAGGTGATGACAACGTTGGTCGAGTTAATTGATGATAGTTTTATCTCTTTGCTTGCAGAAAAATGGAGCGTGACGGGTTATGACGGGGCGTTTATCGCAGATAGCGATAGCTCTAAACGGAGCTTAATTCGCATAGCGATTGAACTCCATCGATATAAAGGAACGCCGTGGTCAATTCGCGAAGTCTGCCGGCGGTTAGGATTTGGCGAGATTGAGATTGACGAGGGGTTAAAAGCGCGGACTTATAATCACAAGTTTGTTCAGACCATACCGTTAAGTGATAAATGGGCTTATTACGCTATCAGACTCAATCAGCCAATCTCAAACGAACAAGCGGCGCACTTGCGCAAAGTGTTGCGTAATTTCACCCCAGCACGATGCACGTTAGCCGTACTGGATTACAAGTCAGTGGCATTCTTATACAACAATAAAGTGCGATACAACGGCACTTACAACCACGGTTCAAACTAGATTTAAAGCTAATTTAAAGGACAGTTATGGCAAATTTAAAAGAACAAGACAAATGGGAAGACGGAGTCTATCAAATTGAAGAAAACGACCCTGTGCTTGGCGGTGAGAATGGCATTACAAATAAGCCCATTAAACAGTTGGCCAACCGCACATCCTGGCTTAAAAAGGCTTTAGAGTTGCTTGGAAAAAAATCAGCGCCGAAAGACTTGACCGCAGATAGCCAAAGCGCAACTCAGGCTGACGGACATACACATGCGCTTCCAAGTGCATCAACTACGGCGAAAGGCGTAGTGAAACTAAACTCAGCAACTAATAGTGCGTCAGAAACCGAAGCGGCTACGCCGAAAGCGGTGAAATCGGTCAATGATAAATTAACCGGTTTTGTGCCTTACGGGTCGAATCTAAAAAACTACGCCACTGTTGTACCTAGTGATGATGGGTACGGTGGTTATGAGATGTCCGGCGGTAAAAATGGGTATGTTTTCCGCGTGGAGTGCGAAGCTGACCATTTTAAATTTTGGTCGCGTATTGATGACACCCCATACGCTATCCACGCCCCCGCTAAACGTAATGGCACGATAGCTTTAATAGATGACGTTAATACAAAAGTGTCCAAAAACGGCGATGTTATTAATGGGATGCTGTTTATCGATGGGGTTAAATCCGGTGGGTTTGCGAGCGGCTTAGCTATTCGAAATAAGGCGGGCGGACAAAACACAAGTGGTTTTGTGGATTTCTACCAATCTGACACCGTGCCACGCTCGTCTATTTGGTTTCGCGATGCGGGCAATAATAGTACTCAGATCGAATTTTTGAACACACCAGAAGGCTCGGACTGGAATAGAGACAGCCGACAAGGAGTGTTTACGATTACATCATCGGGAAACTTATGGAGTCGTCAATACGGTTGGCTGCATGACTATTTCGCCAAGCAGGCAGACATTAGCAATGTGTGGAAAGAGTTAAACAACACATACCGAAAAAACAGATTCCGCAACCAACATTACCCAAATCATTACAATGGGGCAGAAGTATATGACATTCCACTCAGAGACAACGGCGTAATGCGTGTTATCGTTATGAGCGTGTCGATCAATGGATATGCAAGAGTGAATCTTCCCGAAGCATTAAACGGTTCATGCGTGGTGCAAGTAACAGATGTCGGTGGCGGTAGAAAAACGGTGGGAGCGAATATTCAAAACGGCAACGTTGTTGAAATACACAACGGTGGTGCGGCAACTTTTAATATCCTAGCAATCGGCTGGTATGGATGGTAAAAAATGATGTTATTTAATTTAGAGACAAGCACGTTCGCGCCGGATTATCTCGTAACAGATAATCAAAATTGGATTGAAGTGAGCGATGAAGAAATTGATGGGATTTCTGCCAGTATAACCGGCGGGGGGGCGGTTTGGGTAGAAAACGGGAAAGTTAAATATTCTGGTAAAGCGCCAAGCGAGTTTCATGAATTTGATAATGTGACAAAACAGTTTGTGTTATCAAAGACAAAGCAAGCTGAGTTTACCAAGGACACACAATCTCGACTAATCAATAACATTGATGTTCACGCTGCCTCTATTTACAGCACGTGGACGCGTTTTGAATCTGAGTATCGTGAGCGCCAAACAGCAGCAGAAGCGTATAAGGCAGCTGGTTATCAAGGCGAATGCAGCCGATATATCACAGACTTTGCCAAACGCGCCGGGTTAAATAACCAAGCTGCAACAGATTTGATTTTGGTGCAAGCCGCTGGGCTTGAAAAATTACAGGTCGAACTTGCCAACCAGCGCATGCGCAAATACGAGCTTAAAGTGCCTGGATTGACAATCGAAAAAATGCAGTCAATCCATGATGACATTATTAAACAAATGGATGCATTGATGGAGGCTTATAACAATGGCTAATCGTATCTATCTCGCGTTTTATAAGCACAAACGCAGCCTTTTAAAAGAGCCTTTTAAAGCCTTGGCCGATGCAGTGACGCGCTTTTTTACAAAGGGTAAATACTCACACTGTGAGATAGCGATTGAGCGCATGGAATTTGTTCAAGGTGACCATTATGAACACGTTACGGTTTTTGACTGCTATTCAGCGTCCGTGCGCGACGGTGGCGTTCGCTGTAAGCAGATTGATTTATCTGACACGGATAAGTGGGATTTAGTCTTACTAGATAACGTAACAGAAGCGCAGATTAAATCTTATTTCAACCGCACAACTGGCGCTAAATATGACTGGTGGGGTGCGTTAGGTATCGTGCTTGGGATTAAACAAAAACGCAGCAAATATTTTTGTTCAGAATGGTGCTTTAACGCAATTTATAACAGTGAAGAAGGCTGGCGATTTAGCCCAAACCAACTATCTGCGATGGTGCGTAAAAATGGATAAAACAACGATTAACCTTTACCGTGGTGATGACGAGGAATGTATTGTTCGCCTGTTTGAGAAGCAGCAAGATGATAAATTAAAGCCTCTCGATTTAAGTGATATGGCGCGCTTTGATTTATGGGCTACGGTCAGAAACAAGCCTGTGCTAACACTATCATCCACAACAGGTGAAATCGAAGTTATAGATGCCCCAGGAGGCGTTTTAAAAATTACGTTTAGTCACAGTTTAACAAAAGACGCGACGTGGTCTCAAGCGGACTATGATTTGCAGGCGGTATCTAATAAAGGACGGGTTAAAACGCCAATTCAAGGTGGTCGAATTAACCTCAAATTTGATGTTACACCTGATATGACAGAGGCGCGTAATGGATGACATTGTCGCAGTGGTTGACCCACCACAAGAAATAGTGGCGGTTGTAGAAAAGGGAGAGGTTATCAAACTTGAAAGCGACCAAGCAGATAAATTACCAACTCTCGAAGAGTTGAAAGCATTTTTTAATATAGGAGCAATTTAGCAATGGCAAGACCAGACTTCGCACAGATTTTAACAGAGTTTGCAGAATTCTTAGGGGGGAAAGATAAAGAAATCAGACAGCTTATCGGTGACCCGCAAACCCTAACAACAACGCAGAAAGCAACGTTAGTTGGGGCGTTGAATGAGATTAAGCAAACTATCAACACGCTATCAAGCCGCGCAGCTGGTATTAATGATAGTGCAACCGATGATGCATCGACGCTATCAGCTAAAAAAATCCTCGAGCTATTAAAACAGGCAAAAGCCGATGTTAAAAATGAGTTGTTAGGCGGCGAAGTGGACGCCAGTATTGACACTCTAAAAGAGCTTGGTGACATGCTAAATGGCATTAAAACCGGCGAGGATGGACTTAATAAGCTGATCCAAAAAGTAACTCAAACCAACCAGTCGTTAACATTGCTTGTTCAACGATTTACCGTTCTCGATGGTATTAACCTCAAGGATGCATATAACCGAGGGTATAACCGATAATGGAAATACAGGCAGGTTTAACTGAATTTGCCGAATATTTAGGAAGTGAGATTCGGCGAGTTGAGAATAAAATTCCAACTGCTAGCGGACAGGTAAATGCCCCCGCTAACTCGCAAATTATTACTGGCGACGGTCGGCCTGATCAGCCAGAGACAACGGCTGGAAAAATTACCGGAAATGAGCCAAACGGCACGTTCTACAACTCTACAAATGGTGGCGGCAGTGGAACGTATTTGTGGCATAAACAAGCCGGGAAGTGGACGGTTATTTATGGCGACACAGGTTATAAACGGCAAACTCAAGCGGTAAATATTAAGCAAGGATACGTGGCGCTCCGTAGGGTTAATAACACTGTTGAGTGTCATTTTTCCGGTGGGCCATGGGGTGGGATTTCATTCTACGGGAGTGCAAACCCAAAATTCAGCCGCAAAAGTCACGCTAAACGGATGGATGTTTTAGGCAACTCAAAAATTCCAATAGGATTTAGACCGGATATATCTATCATGGTTCCATTTTACAACGATGATGGGGATCATATTGGCATGGTCTATGTTGGGGGGAGAGCTAATTACAACTACATCGAGCTGCGATTTGCTGGGAATGTACCGAGTGCAGACTTAGATGCTGTGCGATTGCCAATAATTACATGGATGACCAATGAACCATTCCCAAGCAGTTAAATTATAACCCCTTAAAGGATAACCAAAATGCAAAAAAACAGTATTAAATTCAAGCAAGCGCCGCTTCCATTTGTGGGGCAAAAGCGAATGTTTTTAAAACACTTCGAGGAAGTGTTGAACGCCAACATTAAGAATGATGGCGAGGGCTGGACTATCATTGATACATTTGGAGGAAGCGGTTTATTAAGCCATGTTGCTAAACAGCTCAAGCCTAAAGCACGCGTAATCTATAATGACTTTGATGGATACGCTGAGCGATTGACGCATATTGATGACATTAATGCGCTTCGCGCACAGCTTTACGCGGTAGTTGGTAACGCTACGCAAAAAAACAAAAGATTGACGAAGGATTGTAAGGCAGAATGCATCAAAATCATTCAAAATTTCAAAGGTTATATTGACCTGAATAGTCTAGCGAGCTGGCTTCTTTTTAGTGGCCAACAAGTGGCAACATTGGACGACTTATTTCAGAATGATTTTTGGCATTGTATTAGACAGTCAGACTATCCAAAAGCGGATGGATATTTAGACGGCCTTGAGATTACGCACGAGTCATTCCACACGCTTTTACCTAAATTTAGCAGCGACCCTAAAGCCTTATTTATCCTAGACCCGCCGTATTTATGCACGCGCCAGGAAAGCTATAAACAGGCGACGTATTTTGATTTAATCGACTTCCTCCGATTAATCAATATCACTCGCCCGCCTTATGTATTCTTCAGCTCAACAAAGAGCGAGTTTGTTCGTTTTATTGAGTATATGGTCGAGGATAAGGTTGATAATTGGGAGGCTTTCTATAACGCCGAGCGCGTAGTTGTTAAGGCTTCAGCAAGTTATTCCGGGAAATACGAAGATAATATGGTTTATAAGTTTTAAGACTTAAAATTTAAACGCCCTTTAATGATGATTTAAAGGGCGTTTTTATTTCTCAAAATTCTTGGATTTTAACCGCTAAAAATGAGAAACTTGCTATATTTTAAAATTCTCACTTTTAGCGGTTATGTTTCTCAAAATTCGCGAACGGCAACAGCGGTTAAATTTAACCGCTCTTTTTATATTTTAAGCCACTGCGGCAAATGCAATATCTGCGGCAGCAAGTGTTTTTTCTATGTCTTCATTTGTATGTGCTAAAGACATAAAGCCTGCTTCAAAAGCAGAAGGCGCAAGGTAAACACCTTGATCGAGCATCTTATGGAAGAACACTTTGAATTTTTCAGTATCACATTTCATGACTTCTGCATAAGAAGTAACTTGTTTTTGGTCAGTGAAGAAAATACCAAACATGCCGCCTACATGATTAATCACAAATGGCACATTGTGTTTTTGAGCTAATGCTTTTAAGCCGTCACAAAGTTTAGTGGTTAATTCTGCAAGGTGTTGCTCGTTACCTGCTTTTTTCAATTCGGTTAAACAGGCTAAACCTGCCGCCATTGCAATCGGGTTACCTGAAAGAGTACCTGCTTGATAAACAGGGCCGGTTGGTGCGAGGTGTTGCATAATCACTTTTTTACCGCCAACAGCACCCACTGGCATACCGCC